AGTTGTGTTTTTAGTTGTTACTTTAAGGTCACCGTCCGAACGAACTGTTCCTTGAAACGTTGTATTTGCCATATTAATATTCCTCCTAGAATATAATAAATGTAGTCCCTAGGGGATGTCGACTATACGCGTCTACATTTAAGTTTTTTTATTTAAATTTGTATAGTGAATAAAATATATATGAAATTTGAGTAGAGTGCAAGAGATCCCTGCATAAAAGTACGATTTCAGCGATGTGGCGTTTATCTAAGTTGCCACAGAAACTTGGGCAGCTGAATCACTAATTTTATTTTCTCTATCAGCAATTTTAAACTCTTCAGCTTTGATCTGGGTGATGATACTTTTGATTTTCTCATCAATTTCGACCATATTAAGAGTATATTTTCCGTGTTGATTATACTCATACTGCCACCCTAACTCCAAGGACCTCTTTTGTTTGTATAGGTCTTCGGTCATTACTAACCTCCTCATAGGTTATTCTACGGGGAGTGTCTCTAAACATTCCCGTTGATTCCCACTTTATACTCTTATCTCCTAATTTGTCAAGGATAGATTGTTCAATAGATTCACGATTATCCCCCGCTAAAACTTCAAATTTAGCGTGATAGTCATAAGCCCATATCTGTACTAGGAATTTTTTAAGCATTTCTTACCTTATTTGCAAAATGTGGCGGAACTATGTCCCGCCACAAATTTATTTTGGATTACGCACCCTCTACACCGAAGATACCTCTATAGTCGGATACTCCAAACGAGTATCTTTCTCTAGCTTTGTATCTAACGTTGCCAGTATCAAAATCACCTTCCATAGCAGTTTTTAAAGCTGCTCTTTGGAACATTTTCATACCGTTAGGGACATCAGTAATGATGTACCAACTATCTGTATCAGTTAAGAAATTGTTCACTCTATAACCTTGAGGAACCATTCCCATTGATGCTACAGCGTTGATATCATTATCTGCTGTTCCAGTTCTGCCTGGAGATTTCATCAATCTCTCAGCATTGAACTGATTAGCTGAAGGAATAACCATTTTCATTCCTCTTGCTGCGACTCTTATTCCACGTTCATCCGTCATGCCAGCAATGTCAATCAATGCTTGCTCTAATGATGTTTCGTTTAAGTCTGCTTGCGTTGTTAAAGTATTTTTAACTGCTGTTCCACTAACCGTTGTGTGATTAGTTGAGAACAAAGATACAGCATCACCAGAATCAAAATTATCCGTTGAAGGAAGACCTTGAATCAAAGGTGTTACTGCTTTTACTTGTTTCGCATTAGACATAGATCTTGCTAAAGCTTTTGTATATCTAGACGCGAGTCTGTCATACAAATTATCTTCAATCGCTTCTTCAGTGATTGAAAAAGCTAAAGCAATTGTGTCGTGTGTGTAACGTGCAGTGTAAGTTTCTTGTGCTTCATCGTAAGAAATACCAGATCCTTCCACTTTAACGTTTGCGTTTGCAAAACCACTTAACATTACTTCCTCTTCGAAAGCTCTGTCAGATGATTCTGTTGTATAAATTTCAGCGTGCTGATTTTCATACTGTTTGTACTCCAGACCGAATAGTGCATTCAGGCCTGGCTCTAACTCTTTAACGAGTTGTGCTCTTGATATTGCCATTATATGCTCCTATGTTCCAGATCCGACAAATTCGGACAAATTTTGCACAACCTCTAGAGAACAATAAGCTGCTGTAAGGTCGTTGTTTTCAACTTCCTCAGCACTTCTTAATAATCTCCAAGAGTGTGTTGTTGCATTCGTTGCGCCGATGTCAAGAGTTGTTGTTGATTTACCTGTTGTCGTATTTCCGCCTGTATTAGCAGTTACAGAATACGTTTCCATAAATAGTACGTGCGCCGCAGGGACGTCTGATGCTACTAGCGCATCTGCTGCTATTGTATATTTTTGGAAAGGATAATCATTAACAAACGCTTGTGTGTCTTCACTGTTTGCTGGAGTAATTGTTGCGTCATACCAATGTGCCCAAGTGGGTTTATTAGTAGAAGCTGCTGTATAATAGATTCCGTAGAGAACACCCATCGTCGTAACGGTAGTTGCGCTTTCACCAGTAATCATATAACCGCCTGTCGATTTCATCGCCATGCCGTTAAAAAGATCAACTGTTGCTGCAGAATCAATCCAGTACTGAGATAGACCTTGAGTCGCAGGTGTATTACCTAACGTTCCACTTGGTCTAAACCCAAAACCGGCTGAGTTTCTATTAGCCATGTTTTACTCCTTAGTGTTTACATAAATGTAAACGGGTTAATTTAAATCGATGAGTAGGAATAGTTAAAAAATTAACTTTTCTTTGTACCACCGAAGGTTACGCGAGACTGCCTGTCAACATTGATAGGCATACTCTTATGCTCTTCCCTCATTAAATCGTTTTCAACCGCTTCGTTCTGACCTTCTGCTTGTTTAGCAAAATATTCAGTCCGAGACTTCGCAATTTCTTCGGGTACCCTTGCGAGTACAAGGCCACCAACCCCGATAATCCCCTTGTATTTTCCTTCAGTGACTACAGGATAATCTTGATCTTTATATTCATCGGCTCTCACCAATTCATAACCGGATCTTAATCTTCCAGAGATATTTTTAGAATCTTGAAATCCTAAACTCTCTGCCCGTATCCATCTGTGCCTGAATCCATCAGGTGCAGGGGGTGCATCTAGAGAAGATGGAGGAGCCCACACTTTTGGTCTTTCAGTATTTGACCGTGTTTGGCTCGCACGAGAAGTTTCTTTTGTTTCTTTTTTCATATGCTTATGCTCCTTCCGTGAGTTTTATTTGTTTTGCATACTCTTCGAGTGGCACACCTAATTTTTTAGCTATTGCTACCTGTGAAGATGTGAGTCTCACAGTTGTGCGTCCAGGTCTTACACTTCTCTGAGCTGAAGCAACCAACTGATTGGTCTTGGACGTTTGCTCTACATCACCACCTATAGCAAATTTATGTGGGAAGTCAACTTTTATTCTTTTATTAACTTCAGAATAATAGTCATCCGATTTAGGGTCGAATCCTTCATTTACAAGATCCTTGTGAATTTCAAAGGCAGTAAAGGTCATGGCTCGATCTTTGCCAAACCATGTGTTTTTACTAGCCCAAGCTTCTGCTTGAGGATCAGGCTCCGGTAAACTTTGTGGAGTTTGCTGTGGTAATCTTCCACCGTCTGATAGTTGTACAGGTTCCTGTTCAACTGGTTTATTTGCTTTGGCTTGCTCTAATTTAGCATTATCAAATGCTAATGTTGCAATCCGTTTATTAGCTTCAACTTGAGCTGCTGCATCTCCAGATTCAATAGCGCCTGCTAATTCTTTTTGAGCAGACTCCATTCCTGTTTTTACATTTTTCTCAAATCTAGACCAATAATCAGTATCCATTTTTTTAAATGTATTCTGATCTTCTTTTCTTTGAGATTCTAAAGCTTGAGCATATTCAACAGCAGCACCTTCTCTACGTTCTGCTTCTCTCATTTTTCTTGTGAGTTTAGCAATACGTGATTGAACACCTTTACTGTATTCCTCTAACTTAGAATCATCTTCTTTAACTGGTTCTTCTTTTACTTCTTCTTCTTTAACTTCTTTTACTGTTTCTTCTTCCTTGGTTTCTACTACTTCTTCTTCTTTTACTTCCTCTGGTAAAGTTACATCGACTTCAGGTCCTGAAGTATCTAAATCTACTTTTGGGTTTTCTTGTTTTATTTTATTTTCCTCTGGCATAGTTTCCTTCCTATGGTTAATATTTGTGCAGGATATCTGTTGGATCCTGTACAGTTGCTAAAATTTCATCTTCATTTAAAAGACGAACTTCTCCACCTTCAATTTCTATACGTGATCCTGCATAACGTGCAAAGACCACCCAATCACCAACCGCGCACCACGGACCGTTTGGATATCTCTCTTTATCCCTATAACAAGCATCTCCCATTGCAAGTACACTTCCGCATTGCGATGCAACTTGTTGTCGGTCTATAGTTTCACCTCCTAGTAAGATTCCGCCTTTAGTTTTTTCATCCATTCTAAATGGTAAAACTAGCATTCTCCAACCAGTAGGTTTGGGTAATTTTGTTTTTTCTTTTGTGACTTCTTTTTGTTCTTCTGATCTTTTTAAACCAACTAAATCCTTATTTGGTAACTGTATTTTTTGTGTTGATGTCGACGACTGTTCCTTCATTTTGCTCCTTCTCATTAAGCAGGTTAGAGATTTCCTGTTTAGTTGCCTCTAAGGCATTTATTTGTCCTATTATATACTTGTATGTTTCCATACTGTCAACCCCTCCGGACGTTACCGAGATTGCTAATTGGTGTATTCTTTTATCTAGATTTCTTTGAAGTTTATAGATTACGTTTTCTAAATCCATTAAATTAAATCTTTATAGTATTCTTCGTAGCTTTCATTTGAAACAGGTACACCTGCTAAATCACTTTTAATGTGTGATCCAATATATTTTTCCTTTGCAGGATATACAAAATCTTTTTTTGTTTCGCTTAGTATTACTTCTTTTTTCTGTCCAACAGACGTTCTAGAATTAGCGATAGTGGGTCTATATCGTGGGTTTACCATTATTTTTTTATATCTTTACCTTTTGAAAATCCTGATTTAGTAATTGGCTTACCTTCAACTTTTTGAATAAGTTTGTTGGTGCTTGTTAAAACTTTATCGAAACCTTCAGTTGTTTTTTCTAAATCTTTTTTAAATTTTCCTCTAAGCTTTTTACCCCAAACTTTTGTAGATTCACCTTTAGTGGGTTTTGGTTTTGGAAAAATCGTATTAAATACATATTTTCCAGTTTTCCATTTACTCATTATTTTTTTCCTCCTCTAAATATTTGTGTTCCCTTTATACCAAAAATACTCGCACATACAAGTATCCAGAGATTTGTGAACCATGACGGCAGTGCCGCAAAATGTTCAAAGAACATTTTTATCTTTTCCATGGCCGCCGGATCGTCTGACCAGACCCCCCAGGCCAAAATTATTATGGGCAATGTGAGAATGCAAAGGACAATTTCGTCCTTGTAGTCGTTTTGCCGGGCCTCTAAAAGTTTTCCCTGGTAAGTTTCCTCGCCGCTGGCCATCTTTCGCGCATGCATATGTTGTGCATCAGCCATAGCCATCTTTGTCTCTTGACGCTTTTTGTAAATGTGAGTTCCAGCGTTAAGAGCTAGTTTAATTGCTCCAAACCACATACTAAACCCAGGTTACGTCTTTTTGTGGTCTAGCAGCGCCTGAGCCAGAAACAGGTTGTTTGTTTCCAACTGCTAATCTAGATTTTCCTCTAATGCTAGTTTCTGATCTAGGATCAGTTATAACTTTAGATGCTTCCATCTTAACAGGCTTACTTTTTTTATAATTCCACGCCATTATGTGCTCCTTTTTTTATTTATTATAACTCTTTTTTTAGTGTTTGTCACTATCTAGAGCTACCATTTGTTTTAGGTTTCATTTTTGCAAGTGTCAATCTGTTTTCATTTGCCATTTCTTGCTTCTCAATTGAAGTATCAGCTCGAAGTTCTGCTAATTCTTCATTCTGTTCAAGTTTATCTTCAGTAATATCTCTATTCTGAACTATTTTAGCTTGATCAATTTCTAATTTTTTATTCATTTCTTGTTGCTTACGTTCATTTTCCATTGCTCTTAAATCAACTTCTCTAGATTTAAGTTTTAAAAGTGGATCATGATCGAATTGTGAAGTAATTTTCTTTTCTTCCTTCATAAAGTCTTCAGTCATTTCTGCAATCAACACTGCTTTTCTTGCTTCAATGTTTTGTGTCATCTCTTGCACCTGTTGTTGTGCTTGTGGGTTCTGTGCAGCTTGTTGTGAAAGCATTTGTATCTGTTGAAGTTGTTCTCTGAATTCTAATTGTACTTGTTCTTGAGCCATTAAACTAATGTGCTCTAATATATTTTTCTGTAATGATGCCATAACCGCTGGATTATTTCTAACCATGTTAGTTGACATAAAATTTAAATGCGCTGTAACGTGTGCTCTGTGATCTTGACCAGGAAATGCTTGAAAAGGTTTTCCTCCTAATGCATCGATGTGTTCTAACGATGGATCTTTAGGTGCATTTGGTGGCGGTGGTGGTAAAATTCTATCAATGTCTTTTATTCCTAACGCTTCGTACATTTTTCTAAATGCCACATACAAATTGTGCATTTGTGGATTAGACATCGCTAATTGTAATCCAGTTTGTGCTAATGTTAGTCTTTGTGACATTGAGAAAATGTTTGGATCCGCTACTGGCAGAACATCTACTTTTTCATCAAAATCAGCTACTTTAATATTTCTTTGTCCGCCCACAACATCGTATGGATATTCAGGTGGTAGATACTGAGCAAATACTTTTGCTAGTAATTTAAATTCTTGTTTTAGAGCTACATACAATCGTTTATGGATTGCTGACATTACTCTTGAACCCCGTTCTAAAAGAGCCACGGTCGTACCAACGGCTGCGCCTTGGTTCCCGTCCCCGACCTGCATGTCAGCAATGGACGCGAATCTCTGTCCTGCTTGAACTACAATTCCCATCAACTGCAATAATGTAGCTGAAGGTTCCTTGTATGGTAAAAATACAAATGCATCTTTTAGATTACCACCAGGCGTATCCACATCTTTGAATTCTCCTGGTTGTATCGGTTTAGCGTCATCTTTAACTCTGACACCTCTCTGTTTAAATCCGGCTGGTAAATTAGATAAAGTTCCCGCGTCTAATAATTGACGGAGAGCAGACGTTGCTGTTCTACTCAAACCGCCAATCATATGAATGAGTCCAAATCCATAAAATCCTAGTCCTGGCAGAAACTTGAAGTGGACGAAATATTGGACTTTATTTTTTAGTGGATCATTGGGCGCAAAGTTTCGTCTGATTGACAAAACTTTTTGACTACCTTCTTCGACTGTAACGACGTAAGGCAATTTTATTCCTGTTGGTTCACCGTCTTGACCAACATCTTCGAAACCTTCTAAATCTAGATTCACGTGACACTCTAATAAAGTATAAACGCTTTCTGTTCTTGTAGATTTAGATGTTCCTTCTAATTCTCTTTTCTTATCAACAACCTTATCTGCATCTACAGAGACAGGTTTAACTAATTCAATATCAGAATAGAAACCAGCAACCTGCTGTTTTCTTAAATCATTCTCTGATATTTTTACAACATGGACCACCGCTTCCGCATCGTCTAATGAGGTAGCCGTATACGGAACTACGAGGTCGTCTGCTGGGATGAACTTTGAAACTGCTCGTCCTAATAAATCATCATAATAAACTTTTTTAAAAGTAGAACCACTTAGTGGTAGATGAAATAGCATCTGATCAAATTCAGGTTCATATTCCTTCATCTGATCTAGAATTTGATAATTCATAAAATCTTTAACTCTTTGTGATTGAGCTTCT